CCGCAATTAATTGAGCCACCCTCGGCTCCATGTCCATTTGTTGAGGTTGCTGCCCCATCGCCATTTGTTCCTGCATCATTTGTTCCATTTCGGCCTGTGCCATGTTACGCGCTTTAAAAGCTACGTGCTGACACAAATGGGACTGTAGGATACCGAAAATGGCCGGGGTGGATGAAGGAATGGGGGTTTTCATGAAGGCAATGTGGGCAGCAATATGAGCATCGTGGTCTTGATCTGGAAACGCTTGTAATGGCTTTTGCATGATCGCCATAGAGTTTTCCAAAGCAGGATCCATAGGTTGAGGCTGTGGCGGAGGAGGTAAAATCGCTTCTATGTTCTCCACTCCAATCGCTTGGTACATTCGCCTGTACGCCTCGTATAAATTGTGCATCTGAGGGTTCGATTGTGCTAATTGCAACTGGGTCTGTGCCAGTGCCATACGTTGTGACATCGAGAATATATTCGGGTCAGCAACAGGAATCACATCTACCCTATCGTCAAAATCAGCCTGTTTAATCATCGCATCAACGCCAACAAGCTGATAAGGGTACATCGGAGGCAGTGACTCTGAAAACACCCTCGCCATCATCCTAAACTCTTGTTTTTGGGCATAATACATACGTTTATGTATCGCAGACATCACCCTCGAACCACGCTCTAATAAAGCAACCGTAGTTCCTACCGCTGCCTGTTGGTTCCCATCACCTACCTGCATATCCGCTACCATCGCAAATCTGCGACCTGCTTCAACCGTAAAGCTCAATAACTGAAATAACGTCTGACTAGGCTCTTTGTAGGGTAAAGGAATCAAACTATCCCTTAAAGCACCGCCCGGAGCGTCAATATCCCTGAATTCTCCTGGCGATAACGGCTCATCAGCGTCCCTTATCCGTATTCCACGGGCTTTGAACCCTGCCGGGAGGTTCGCTAACGTACCAGAATCAATTAATTGTCGTAATAATGAGGTTGCCGTCCGTCCCAGTCCACCAATCATGTGCAATAGGCCAAATCCGTAAAATCCTAGCCCCGGAAGGAACTTATAATGGGCAAAATACTGGATTTTTCGGTAAAATTCGTCCCCTTCACGGTAATTTCTACGAATGGACAGTACTTTCTCACTTCCCTGGTCGATTGTAACGATATATGGGATTTTTATACCTGTTTTTTCCTCCTCAAGAGGGTGCATATGCTCAAAACCCGGTAAATCTAGGTCGGTATGTACCTCTAAAAGCGTACAATCTAGGTCACTTGAGGTCTTTTCTACCCCTGAAAGCTCCCTTTCTTTGTCCCTAACCTCATCTTCCTGCTCATAAGGCTCTAATTCTATGTCCCGGTAGAACCCTCCAGCTTGGAATTTTCGTACATCATTCAATGACATACGAGTAACATGAGTTACTCTGGAAGCTGATGCTAGATCAGTAGCATTGTATGGAACCACCAAATCATCAGCGGGTACGAAACGGGAAACTGCACGATCTAAAATGTCGTCAAAATATACTTTTTTAAAAGCACTACCCGCCAACGGCAGATAAAACAATAATCTGTCCATCTCAGGGTCGTATTCGTCCATGACATGGATGATCTGGTAATTCATGAAGTCTTGGATTCGCTGAGACTGCGAAACAACTTCTGGCGTAGACGTTCCGACTACTTGTGTTCTGACAGGTCCAGAACTCGGGAGAAGCTCTTTATATGCCTGTGCTTGGAACTGCGTCACAGCCTCAGCGATTAGGGGGTGCGTCACTCCGCTTGACCCACGGAAAGGTTCTTCTCGATCTTCGTACTTAATACCTAGAAGCTCTAGCCCCTCAGTATAAGCATCTTCCCACTCTTGGCGACCTGAACGATCTTCCTCATAATTGGATATTAAATCAGAAGCTATCTTTGCAAGCTCATCTTCCTCGAGTAACTCCGCCAGATTCGCATCAGGTTCCATCAACATCTGCTGTTGCATCTCGTCCTCTAAATCAGGACCTATCACCACCGAGCCATCTTCCTGCTCGGTTACGTCAGGATCTTCTTCCAGTTCCTCAACGATAATCTCTTCTTCTTCCATACCCTCTATAGGCTCGCCCATAGAGGGCATAGACCTATCAATCAGCGATGTTGGTTCAGTAGCCATGTTACTTTGCTAACCCCTTAGATTTTTCGTATGTGCGAAGTCCACCTAATCCCAATAAACCACCCAGAACTGTCATTAAACTCGCCATGTCGAATTCAGGCAATGCTGGTATCTCCGCACCAAATAATGCTACCACAAATATTATTATAGGTTGTAACACAAAATGGTATGCAAAAGCTACCCCGCAAACCCATCCAATAAACGGTCGCCACGAACTTTTAAAAAAATCAGGGGAAGCCGCCTCAATCTTATTAACCTCAATCTGTGCCAAAGCATTCTCATGCGAATGTTTCTCCGCCATAGTCGCTATGTCATGTGCTAACTTGGCCTTCAAATCCTTGTCCTGGATAAATTTATCCAATAACCCGGTCACGGGTCCTATTAGTGCTTGTATCATTAGTAAAATATCCTCGGTGTTACCCTATAATCTGGAATATCATCTTCCTCATCACTGTTCAACCTCAAAAAACCACCCTTACGGAAACGTATCAACGCCATGGACATCGAATCACAATAATCATCATGCTCCCCATGCGGAAAAGCCGCACATTCCTCAATCAAATCCTCCGCAAACTTCTTCTCAGGTGCCCAAACCTTGCCACTCTCAAATATCGGAGCCACCATGTGCATCCGCGTATGCTTATCCTTCCCCTTACTAGGCGTATAATTTACCACAGGAATACCCATGTTTCGCAACTCGTCCGTCAACGGCGTACCCGTAGCCTTCGCCTCTACTATCACCATATCAGGTTCCCAGTAATTATACTCCTGTAACGCCGTATCTTTTAACTCCGGGAAATTCCACCTGCCCCTCTGGGCATCCAGCAAAATAATATGATCCGAACCTCCCTCTTCAGGCTGAAATACACCCCAAGTCGTAATCGCACTATAATCCGCAGTCTCCTTCTTACTAAACGCCGTATCATAACTCTGCATAATATAATCTACTGGAGGAACCGCTTCCTTTTCCCACACATTCCACCATTCCTTCTTGATAATCGCACCTTCTTCCGCCGTAGGATTTTGCTGCCACTGGGCATTCCACTTGCCCACAGACAACGATGCCTTGACCTTTAATAACTCCTCCTTCTTCCAGAACTCAGGCCACAACACATTGTCACTCGGCAATATCGCAGGAAACTCCACCACATCCCACTGATCACTCATCACATCACTGGCCTGTGCCTTAATCAACTTGCCCGTCAAATCCTTTAAACTCCAACGGGTCATTACTACAACTATCGAACCACCCGGTTGGAGCCGTTGTCGGGGACCCGAGGTGTACCACTCATAAGCATTCTCCATCGCAGTCTCAGATAACGCATCCTGTTCCGAATGCGGATCATCAATAATGAGCAAGTCAGCTCCACGACCCGTGATCGCACCACCAACACCCGCAGCATAGTACTCACCTCCCTGCTCAGTCTCCCACCGTCCCGCAGCCTTTGAATCCGCTTTAAGCTCAACATCTGGAAAAACATCCTTGTACTCCTTCAATTCCATCAAATTCCGTACCTTACGTCCAAACCGTACCGCTAACTCCGCAGTATGCGTAGTCTGAATAATCTTTAAACTGGGATTCTTGCCTATCAACCAGGCAGGTAATAAATAACTCGCAAACTCACTCTTCGTATGTCTCGGGGGCATATTGACAATGATCCGGGAACCACGGTTCACGGCTAACTTCTCAAACTGCTTTGCCACCTGCTTATGATGAGAACCCTCTATAAATCCCTCATAAACATGGTTCACAAACTCCATGAAATTATCCTGGGCACGTTCCCTAACCTCCAACGTCAGCCGAGCTTGCTCTAACGCCAGTATCTCCCGCGCTACATCATCACTAACCGTTGCTAAACTCATACTAATTTATCTACTCGGTAGGGGGTTTTGGATTGTGGTACAGGATCCACGGCTCTCGGCGGTTCCTTGGGCGGCGGAGCCTCCTTTCTAGGGGGTACCAAGTCAGGTCTAGCTTTATTTATACCAGATACTTCCATATTGCGTAGAGTAGCTCGCTCCAATGACCATTGTCCACTATTATATTTATGAAACACTATCCTAGCTCACTCCTCCCTAAAGAGAGGTGGTGCTTCGCCCGTTTCCGACTGACGGCAAGCCGTCCGAAAAATCAGCTAAGTGCCTAAGTACCTAGGCAACCCGATCCCGATCGGCTAGGCAAAAAAAAGCCCCCGATCAAGGGGGCTTCGATACCGACTAGGCTAGGTTAGAACAATTCAATCTTCGATGTTCTCTTCTTATCGCCTTGTCCATAAGTAACAATTTGATTGAATTGCTTTGTACCTATTTTCTTTTGTGCCTTCATTTTTTCTAGGTACTCTATCGCTAGGTTGATCTTCACGCTGTTACCTTTAGGTTGTAATGCTCCTAGTTTGATAATACCTTGATCGCCTTCATGATCGTGGGCTTCTCTTTTCTTTTTAGAAATTTGTAGCAATATAGATAGTTGCACTGTTCTTCTATCATTGAGCAATTTGATGCCATGCTTTTCGCCTATCTCTTTTACTTTCTCTTCTACTTCTCGATCATGAGCTTTGATCAAAGCTTCAGTTTTTAGCAATTCATTAACCGCTAGATCTACATCATACTCTACTCCATCAATTTCTATTATCTTAGTCATTTAGCTATACCTCTTTGTTTATGATCTAAAAATAGATCATATCATGATTAGATATTAAATAATAGTAATTTGTGGAATATTTACTAATTAATTCCAAAGTATTGGAATATTGTCTAATTAGTGGTAGGATCATATTTCAACAATTAAAGAGGTGATTTATGGAAATTAAAAGAATGTCTAAACGAATTCGCACTAAAGATCGGGATCAAGATGACTACGATCTAAGTGTTAGATACTTGTACAAGGTGGGTAGATATAAGAATCTGACTTTGAGTGAAGCTCGAACTAAACTTGCAAAGTACAAGATCGTTAGCCGTCAATTATTTTCTAATGAATCACTCATTAACTTTTAAAGAGGTATTTTTTTATGATTTCATCTAGTGAATTGAGAAGTGATTTAGCACAGCATTACGGATCTGGATCAGTGTTTCAAGTACACCCGATCTGTAATCCTACTAAGTCATATTATACTGAAGGCGTTTTATCTTTCGCGGATAAGGCGGAAGCATTCTGGTTTTTAGATATTGTATTCAGTGAATTAGTTACAGCGAACACGACAAAAAATGAAGACTTTTTGTCTATTATTTTGAGTGTAGATAA